ATCCTGTGCTGGGTCGGTATCAAAGGCAAGGCCAAGCTGACTGGCACGCTCCACCTCCTGCTGGCGCTGCAGCATCAGCTCCTCCAGGTCGCCGCCCAGTTCACTGACGATCTGCGACTGCGTGGCAAAGCCGGAACGCACAGCATCCTTGTACGCCATCACCTCCTTCACCGGATCCACCCATGCCCAGCCGCGGCACATCCACCGTGCCCGCCGGAACCGCTCAGGCATCGACTCATACCCAGCCAGCCGGAGCACACCGCTACGCACGGCAGCATCCAGCCACGCCTCATACACCGGCGTGATGAAGTTGTCGATCAGGTACTGCTGCAGCACCTTCCAGTTCTCACGATCATCAATCAGGCTCAGCCGGCTGGAGCTGTAATTGCTCTGGCTGTAGTCCTGGCTGAGCGGTGCATAGCTGATCCCGATGCCAGCGCTCATGCCCTGCAGCATGGCCCGCATGAAGTCAGGGAACTGCCCATCTGGTGCATCCAGCTGCGGCACACTGACGCTTTCGCCTGGTGCCAGGTACTTGAACACCCCAGGCTCAAAGTTCGACACCCGCTCAGCGTCGTACACCTCATCACCCACCAGCTCACCCTCGGGGCTGGTGATGAAACCCATCAGGCTGGATGCTGCCCTGGCCCGCACCACCTCGGCCTCTTCGTACCCAGCCAGGTGATGCAGCCGCTTGATCGTGCTCGCCAACCACGTGACGCCCCTGGTCTGGTGGGGCCGATCAAGAATGGCCAAGTGCAAAATCTCCCTGGCCGGCACCAGCTTCACCTCATGGCTGGTCCCATGGCGAATATCACCAGGGTGCCGGGTGCGGAAGGCATACCGGGTCGGCCGGCCCCATTGATCCACCTCCACACCCATCCGCCATTCATGGCCCTGCTGCGGCCGGCTTTCATACGTCTCATCGCACAGGTCAGCCTCAAGCACCTCCAGCGCCAAGGGCACCCGTGAATCACCAAACGCCTCCGGCACCAATCGGATGAACACCTCACCCGATTCAGCGATGGCACCAATGACCATCCGCTGCAGATCAATCCATCCCAACCGGCCGCCGGTATGGCACCGCTTGGCGCGGCCCCATTCGGCCCAGGCCTCTTCAATCTGATCATTCACCGCCTGATTGAGCCGGCTGCTGCCGCGGCTCATCGGCACCTGGGCCTGCAGCTTGATCCCGCTACCCACCACGTTGTTGCGGATCAACCGCAGCGCCTGCCGTGCATAGTCGTTATCCCGCACCAACTGGCGGGCACGATTGCGCAGCAACACCAGGCTGGCATTGATCTCCGCATCAGCGCTGGTTGAACTGGTCACCCAGTCACTGGTGAGCCGGCTCAACCGGGCGCCTTCATACAACCGCCGCGGCCGGCGTTTCACCACCTCAGCCGCAGGCGCTTCAGTCTTGACCTTTTGGCGTGCCATCAGCTGAACCTCACGAACATGTTCTGCGGGTTACCCAGGCCAGCCGCAATCTTCTCGGCTACCTTCTCCCGGTTCACGACAGCCTTCAGCTGCGCTTCGCGTTGCATCAACGCAGGTAGATCAAGGCTGGTGTACTGCCTGCTGCCAATTTGGTAATACTTGCTTCTGCCAGAGATGATCGCTCGAATCGTTGCCTGGACTGATTCAAGGTCTTGCTCAGCTTGTGACCTTCCGTCGAAGGCGGCTGGCGTTCCGGTGTAACTGAGCGACGGCAGAACCGTCAGCGACCCAGCGCCAATGGTGATGGTGCTTGTGCCGTCTGATGCAACAGCCTGCCAATACCAAGCTCCTTGGTTGAATCCGGCAGTCGTTGCTGCAGGGACGGCAAACGTCCAGCCACCTGAACCATCGTCGGTGCTGGTTGCAGTTGCGCCTTCACTTGCGGTGTTCATCCGCAAGTAGTAAGTCACATCCCACGTTGGGCTGGAGATGGGATTCCCCAGCGTGTCGGTTGTTGCTGGCAGGCTCCAATACAGGGAGTCGCCCGCCCGGATCTGGGGAGGAATATTCATACTCTCAGGCTATGGATTGCAGCCAGAGCGCAGCGAACTGCACCCTGACTGCAACGCCTTGCCTTGCCTGGCCCGACGGAACCCCGCCATGCCATGCCTAGCCCAACCTTGCCGTAGCTGGCCTTGCCCTATCTGCTCTCAAAGAGAGCAGCAGGGAGAGCTTACGCCCTCCGTGCTGCCGTCTGCAGCCCTTGCCCGGCTACGCCACGCCGGACCGTGCCAGACCAGGCCCAGCCCAGCCATGCCTAGGCCGACCTTGCGCAAACTGGATTTCAAAGAACCCAGCGGAGAGCCCCGAAGGGCTCAGCGCTGAGATCATCAGCCCTTGCCTTGCGCCACCACACCTCGCCTGGCCACGCCTGGCCGCACCCCGTGCAACCGCGCCTGACCAGACCACGCAGGGACTTACACCGCAAGCGGATGCCCAGCGCATCAGGCCACCTCAGCAATCAAGCTGTTGAGCTGCTCCACCACCGGCACCACCTGGGCATCAAAGCGCCCATGCTTTGGCCGCCAATCGCCAATGCCAACCAGCTTGCCAGCATCAATGGCGATCTCCTCAATGTCCCGATGGTTCAGTACGTCGGGGTCATATTGAGCCAGTGCTTCGCAGCTCCAATCTCGAAAGATCGGGCGGGTGCGCATCACCTTGCTCATCCCGACCCTGACGCCGATTGTGTGCGTGAACTCGCCCGACTCAAACATCTCTGCCAGGGTCTGATCGCTGATCACACCCGGCTTGCCCCGGAAGCTCAATACAGCATGCTCCGTGAAGAACAATCCGCATTTGGCTTGAGGTCCACGCTTCGACTTCTTGGCCCCGCCAATCATCGTTGACTCCAGCACATAGTCAGGGATCACCAGGTCGCCATCAATGCGATACAGGCCAGCGAGCCACTCAAGGCGGGCCAGTTCATCAAGGTCAGCGTCAGTCTTTTTGCGCTTGCTGCTGACTGCCTTCATCGCCTTCGCGTAGGTATTTCGCGGATCGGCGGTTTGCCCGTTGTGGCACAACAGTGGGCTCACGCCTTGCAAGCGGATTTTGATCGTCGGAAGGTTGGACACGTTGTTTCTGAGTAAGGGGAACAGTGGATAGCGATGGGGCGCCGACGTGCACCGGGGCAACTTGCTTGCGCGGATCCAACTTGAAACGCTGCCGTCGAACTGAATTGGTAATGCCGTCATGGCATTCGGAGCACAGCGTCAGAAGATCTGACATCGGCTCGGAGCCAAAGGACGGGTACTGGTAGCTCGGCGGTCCGGAGTTCCTGTGATGGACCTGCAGCGAGGGCCAACCCAGCTCCAATAGCTGCGCAGCAGTGATGCCGCACCCTTGGCACTGGTGGCCGTCGATCTCAAGGCGTTGCTGCCGGCGGCGTCGCCACTCCTCCGAGAGGTAGTAGCTGGACGACGCGGCCATGGTCAGCCGCTGGAATTGGTGTTCATACTGGCCCCAGCCTGACGGCTGGACGAGAGGACAGCCCGAGGGCTAGGAGCGGGGCAGGTTGCCGCCTGCCTTGTTCCGCCCTACAAGCCTATGCACCGCCATCACCACGAACTGACAAAGCTCTGCGTTGGTCGTGCAGCCCTGCGCACTGGCCGTGCATTGCCTTTGCGCTCTGCGTCACGCTGCTTGGCCAGCTGCTCCCATGCCGTCCGCCGGTCGTAACGCCTCAGCATCAACTGCAGGGCGGCAAAGGCATAGACAAAGCAGTCCAGCGCTTCATTGCGCTGCCCTGATGCCTTTACCCATTCCTTCACCATGAAGCCGCGCACGCTCTTGACCTGCTGCTTCTCGGCCGTGAGCTGGTTGAAGTAGTCCTCATCAGCAGCTTCGTGAAAGTGGATAAACCCAGGCCCTGGGTCGTTATGCCGCAGCCGGCCGTACAGCGTTGTCTTGGCCGTATCCGTGCCGATACTGAAGACCTTCCCGCCACCCTTGAGCACCTTGCCGCGCCAGTTGATATCCACAGCGCTGCCCTTGTTGATCACCGGCTGATCCCTTGAGCTGCTGCCCTTGGTCGCCACCACACCCTGGTTCTGGCGTTCCCTGGCGTACAGATACACGCTGTGGGCATGGTGGCCGCCGGAGTCCACCGCCATCTGCTTGATCTTCATCGCTGGTCCCTCCTCGCAATCCCACTCGGTATCCAGCACGTGATCCAGCTGTGCCCACACTTCCGGCACGGCAGGGTCACCATGCAGCACTTGGTGCCAGATCAGCCACGCCTCCTCCCCTGCACCCCAGCCCCACACGCTCACCTCAAGGCGATCATCCTGGGTGTCCACACCAGCGGTAAGCGCCAGCACACCCTTGGGGCAGCGCCCTGCCTGGTAGCTCTCGCGCCGTGCCATCAGGCCCTCGGCGCTCAGCTTGTTGGCGTAGTCCACCTCAAAGACTTCACCCAGCGTCGTATTTACAAACGTCCGCAGCTGGTCAGGATCGCCCTTCACCTCAAGGAACTCGCGTACCAGCTGCTCCCATGTGGCATTCGGGCTGTAGCTGTACGCCGCCCAGAGATGGAAGCCGACCAGGCCGGGCTGGCTGGCTGGCGCTGTTGCCCGCCACTCCCCGCGGTCCACCATCCACCGCTTCATGCGATGGGGGATCAAGGTGCGGCAGTTCTCGCACTCATACGCTGCCGTCTCCGGCTTGTCCTTCTCCCACTTCATCTGCTGCCACCGCAGGTACTGGTGGTGGCCACAATCAGGACAGGGCACGTAGTACCGCCGCTGGTCGGACATCTTGAACCACCGCTCTACCCTGCTGAAGTCCTTAGTCGTCGGCGTGCTGGCAATCCCGATCTTCCGGTTCCAGTAGTACTCAGACCGCTTGATACCCAGCTTTATCTGATCACCCTCTGACGTGCTGGCCGGGTAACCATCCACCTCATCAAAGAGCACCACCCGCCGGCTGACGCGACGGAAGCCCCTGGCACTGTTGGCACCCACCATCTGCAGCGCACCGCCGGGGAACTGCTTCAGCAGGATCGTGTTGCTGCCATCTTTCGCCTTCGGTTCACTCACCAGCGTCCGCAACACCGGCGTATCCCGCACCATTGGTGCGATCTCATCCTTGCTGTAGCCCTCGGCATCCTCCACCGTGGGCTGCACCACCATCATTGGGCACGGGTCCTGGTGCATGTGGTACCCGATCAGGTGGTTAAAGATCTTGGTGGCGCCCACCCTGGCGCTCTTCATCCACACCACCATCTCCATCGTTGGATCGGTGAAGGCATCCATGATCCCCTTCTGATAAGCCAGCGTCTTCCACCGGCCAGCCTCTGCAGCCGACTCAGCACTGAGCACCGCATACTGATCCGCCCATTCGCTCAGCGTTAGCTTCGGTGGGGGCTTCCATAGCCCCATCACCTGCTTCTGCAGCGTGGCATCACTCACCATCAGCCTGTCCCTCCGACAGCTCCTCAAGGCTCTCGCGGATCAACTCCTCAGCTATCGCAATCTCCTCCAGCGTCAGATGCGGGATCCTCTGCCGCAGCCTGCTAGGCACCGCCAGCAGCTTGGTCTTCACAATTGCCACACTGTTGGCCCATACCTTCTGCACCTGCTCCGCAGGCAACAGCAAACCCTCCTTCTGCTTTCGCTCCAGCTCGAGCAGGTTGGCCTGCTCATACGCCTTCCGCTTCTGGGATTCGGTATACGGCGGCAGCTCATCGTCTGAATGATCAGAGCTCCGCGGCACGCTATCCGGCGCCCTGTCCAGCACCGACTGACTCACGCCTGGCCGTTCACGCCCAGCCTGCCGTGGATCAATCCGCTCCAGATACTCACCAACCACCGTCGCGGCCACCAGCCGTACAGGTGACGTTGATACACAGCTCTGCGGCAGCTTCCCCTGGCGGCATAGCTTCTCTAGGTTCTGCCTAGTGCAGCTCCTGCCTGTCTCCTCACGTATCCGTTCAGCAGCCTTGCCGGAGCTCAATAACCCGTCAGTTGCAACTGCCATGCAACCAGCCTAAGGAAGTTGCATATCAAAGCAGAGCTAGCTGCCCAACTGGACTCTTGCCCCATCCCAACACCCTGCAGATCTTGCGCCAGCGCACCTCGCTATAGAACGGCTGCCGCTGGTACCAGGTCTCTGCATCATGCGCAGCCTTGCTGAAATTGCAGTCCCTACAGGCCGGCACGATGTTGCCCATGGCATGCGTGCCCCCCCTTGCTGATTGGCACCACGTGCTCAATGTGAAGATCACCGGCAGCGCCGCAGTACGCGCAGGAATGGCCGAACTCGGCAAACCTCGCTCTCACCCGCTTGCCGCTCAGCTGGATGCCAACACTGGAGCGCATTAACGCCTTGCGGCGCTTTGACTTCTGCCGGTGGTACAGCCTGTATTCAGGGTCGTTCCTATGACGCCATGCGGCCCGCAGCCGATTCCTCTCCTTGCTGGCAAGCCGTTTCTTTTCTGGATGCTCTAGCCAGTATCGGGCTTGCTCTTCAGCAACAAGCGTTGCAACAACAGGGCTCCTGCCCACTTTTGCAATGAGCTCCCACAACGTCTTGTAGTCGTCAACAAGGCCTAGCGCCTCTTCAAAGGTGTGCCCTCTCCGCATCACGTCATGCACAATGCGTGCCTTGCCGCCAGAGCCTGTCCCTGTCAAACATGGGAACAGTTGACCCGAGCAATTCTTTGCTCTTGACCAGCGACCAGTTTCGTCTCTGCGCTCTCGCACCCACTTGCGCTGATTCGACTGCCTGTGCTCAAGCCAGTCACTGTTTAAGCGCTTTCTGCCGTACGCAGCTCTGGCATTGAGATTGATGCACTCATGGCACATGCGGTTTGCCTGTCTCCGAAGAGACATGCCGCTATTCATCCATTCGTGCCCGTTCTTGCAGAGCTTGCCTAGGTAAAACTTCCCTTTATCAAACTCAGACGATCCAGGCAGCGCTGCGTAAAGTCCTTTCATCATCCTGCTCCTACAGGGTGGTCATGGGTCAGGCGGTTGCCGCCGCGCTGGCCCACCCCAATCTATGACCCAACCAGCAACCTATTGAGAAAGTGATTCTCAAGTGGAAGCGCGGGTGACGGGACAACC